GAATTAAGGATGAAGAAAAAAAACATTCTAAATCAATAGAGGATTGGTATAGAATAGCAGCAAATAAAATTTATGCTACATTTGATATTAAAATAAAACCTTTAAACAACAAACAAATGGAAAAACAAACAAAAAGAACACTAATTATTTACAACACAAAAGAAACGACAGAAGAAGAAGCAAAACATTTGCTTGAAATTCTAAATTGCGATGATTCTACTTTATGGGATAACGCAGACCATTGCGGAGTACAAATTATTGAAGTGCCAAACTAAACAAACATTTAACAAAACCTTTCGGTAATAGGTAAACCGAGTATAAATATATGTATACATTAAGAAGTATTAACAAAGACGAGAGAATGAACTCTTACAATCAAAGTTTAGGTGATTCTTATCATTTAATTGATAGGCACAATCAAACTTACTATGACCTAAGAAAAAGTCATTTTGGCTCTATGGGATTTAGCGAAGAAGAACAGGCTAATTACAACAACCCATTTGTAGTTGGGAAAGATTTTTCAATGCCAATTTATTTAAAAAATGGCTACGAATATTACATTATGACCGAAAGTGGTAAAACTTTTGAAAATTTAAGTGGGTTGGTATCGTAAATTATTTACACCTCAAGATATATAGGTTAATCGTTAATAAATTATAAAACATTTAAAAAATAAAGATATGATACAAGAAATATTAATTATTTATTGGGTTGTTACAACCATTTATGGTGCATACTATATTGCTAAGACACCAACCAAAATTGATGCTAAAGAAGAATTTTCATTATTTGATGTGGCAAGTAATATATTCCCTGCTATGTTTATTTCTCCTTTTGCAGTACCTCTTTGTTTATTAAATTCAATTAAGCTAAAAAAAATAAAATAACCTTTAAACAACAAACAAATAGATGAAATTTGAACTAATGCAATTTAGATGGTATAGAAAATGGAAGGGAGGTTCCTATTACTATATATACAATTGGATAACCCTACCGTTTTGGTCAGATAGACTAATAACATCTTGTGGTGGTAGAGCAATAAAGGAAGAACATTATGGATATACTAACATTAAAATAAAATCTTAAACAACAAACAAAATGGAAAAACAAACAGCAGTAAATTGGTTAAATAAAGAATTAGAAGACTACGGTGATTCAGAAATTTGTGAAATAGGATGGAAACAATTAGATTTACTAATCCAACAAGCCAAAGAAATGGAGAAAGAGCAAATGAAAGATGCTTGGGATGATGGTTTATTTGGTAAAACAGATAATTTTCAACAATACTACAACGAAACATTTGGAGGTAAAGATGAGCAATAATAAAAGCAGTATAAAATGGGAATTATTTGATTTTGAAGGATATTCATTTCAAGAAGGTTTAAGTGGAACTTGTTATGGTACAAAGATTTGTACTTCATATACTGATTATGCTATATTTTTATTACTTGCTAAATTTAGAATTTGGTTAAGATTTAAAATAATTGCAGGGAAAACTATAATATGACAAACAAAGAAAAATGTAAGCCTTTAGATTGACTTTGGAAAATAATATCTAATTTTAGCCTTATGGTGGAAAAAATAGGCGCAACACAAGAAAAATAGGCGCAATAGTGGAATAATATATCTTTGTAGCTCAAAAGTGAGCCGTATTTATACGCATTTATACGAATAATGAGCTTTAAAAATCCCAAAATGGGAACTTTTGTAACTTTAATGACAACTTATGAGTTTAATCTTTATAATATTAGCAGCATTCTGTAATTCAGTAATGGATGTTCTATCTACGAGATATTATGTTTCTATATTTGGAAACTTTAAAAATAGACAGTTTTGGGATTGGAATATGTCCTGGAGAAACAAATGGCAGTGGGGCGAGAAAGAAAACGGCGAAAAGTTTTTTTTATCTTCAACTGTTTTATCGTTCTTAACGGATGGGTGGCACTTATTCAAGGCTTTTATGCTTTTGTTTATGTCTTTAGCAATAGTTACCTATAAGCCTATCTTTGGTTATTTTGATATTATCTTATTCTCAATGACTTGGGGAATAGTATTTGAGGTTTGTTACACTAAAATTCTTTTAAAATGACACCAAAAGAAAAAGCAGTAGAATTATGTAATAAATATTATTATGTAATACCATCTTATCCTTATGAAGGACAACAAGATTACATAGTAGCTAAAGAATGTGCTTTAATAGCAGTTGATGAAATGATAAAAACGGCCAAAGATGTATTTGAACACTGTTGGAATCACATAAGCTGGAAAGCGCAGTATGATATTGTAGATATGAATAAATATTTATCTTATTTGGAAGAAGTTAAACAAGAAATAGAGAAAATATGAGTACAACAATCTTAAAGAAAAAATTAGATACAATCTTCTCTACTTACATAAGGCTAAAGTATGCTGATGAAGATTTGAATGTACAATGTTTTACTTGCGATAGGATTTATCCTTATAAAAAGATGCAGAACGCTCACTTTTGGGGTAGAACACATTTATCTACGAGATGGGATGAAGAAAATTGTTATCCTGGTTGCTACGGTTGTAATGTGGCTAAAAATGGGAATTATATTGAATACACTTTAAGACTGCAAAAGCATTTAGGCGAAAAAGCATTTGAAGCATTAGAGCAAAGAAAGAATCAAACCTTTAAACCTACCAAAGATTGGTATTTAGAGAAGATTGATGAATATACTGTTAAAGTAGCTAATCTATGATAGATAAGATTAAAGCAGAAATAATAAAAGCTAATAGGACTAACGCAATAGAAGATTTAATAAACTCTAATTTAAAGTTAGCTGGGTATTTATTCCTTTTAAATGAAATGGAAGCAGAGATACACAAAGGGTACATTGATGCTTACACTACCAGGAAGATTGAAGAAGCCAGATTATTTGTAGAAGGAGAAGGTACGCAAGGCAATAAGGAAAAACAAGCTATAATAATGAGTGAGCCATACAGAGTAATAGAAGGTAAGTTTGAAACAAGATTAGCAGAGGTAAAGAATATTAGATTTTCTACCAATTCTTTTATAGATGTATTAACGCAAAAGATTAACTACTTACGAAAGGAATACGAACTTTCTAAAAATGTAATAAAATAGCTACCTTTGTTGTAAATAACAAAAAGAAACAAATGTTTGAAAAAGGCAAAAGCGGTAATCCGAATGGCAGACCACAAGGTGCAGTAAGCCAAAAAAGACTATTAATAGACAACTTTGTCAATATAATTATTGAAGAAGGAACAGAGCGATTTAATCAAGAACTTAACTCATTGGAGGGCAAAGACTTTGTGCAATCATATCTTACTTTACTTGAATACGCAAGACCAAAACTTGCTCGTACAACTTTAGAAGGGGATGCAAACAATCCTATACAAGCCAAAATAGTATTTGAAGAAATAAGAACCTATGCACCTATCACAAAAACAGACACAAGCGATTGATTTAATTGAAGATAATAAGACCAAAGAGATTATCTATGGTGGTGGTGCTGGAAGTGGGAAGACTGCTTTAGGTGTTTATTGGATTCTTAAGTCTTGTTTAAAATATCCAGGTACAAGAGCCTTAATAGGTAGAGCGGTGTTAAAGACACTAAAAGAAACTACTCTTAATTCTTTTTACGATGTGTGCAGGATGCAAGGTTTAAAGTCAGGCATTCACTATCAGTTCAACGCTCAAAGTAATATCATTACCTTTCAAAATGGTTCGACCATATTACTTAAAGACCTGTTTCAATACCCTTCAGATATTAATTTTGACGAATTGGGCAGCCTCGAGGTCAGCTTTATATTTGTAGATGAATGTAACCAGGTAACTGAAAAGGCTTGGAATATTCTTAAATCTCGAATAAGATATAAACTTGATGAATTTAATTTGATTCCTAAAATACTTGGAACTTGTAACCCTGCAAAAGGATGGGTTTATAATAACTTTTATAAGCCACATAAGGAAAACAAATTAGATGACAACAAAGCATTTATTCAAGCATTAGCGGTAGACAATCCTTTTATCTCTAAACACTATATCGAATCTTTAAAGACTTTGGACAATCAAAGTAGGGAACGGTTACTTTATGGTAATTGGGAGTATGATGACAACGATAACGCTTTAATCGGTTACGATAAGATAATTGATATGTTTACTAATGAACATATACCAAGCGGTAAAGGTTATATTTCAGCCGATATTGCTCGTTTTGGTAAGGATAATACTTTAATAATGGTTTGGTCCGGATTTAGAGTTACCGAGATACATAAGCTATCGCAAAAGTCAACAACCGAAGTAAGTGCTTACATTAAACATTTAAGTAAAAAACATTCAATTCCTAATTCACAGATTGTTATCGATGAAGATGGGGTGGGCGGAGGATGCTGCGACCAAATCACAGGTAGCCGAGGATTTGTAAACAATAGTAAAGCGCTTACCGGTAACTACATAAACTTAAAATCGGAATGCTATTATAAGTTAGCGGAGTTAATTAATGAAGCAGGAGTGTGGGTAATGACTGAAGATGTAACTATCAAAAAGGAATTAACCGAAGAACTTGAGTGGGTTCAAAGACACAACGCTGATAAGGATGGTAAACTTGCGGTGCTACCAAAAGACAAAGTAAAAGAACATTTAGGCAGGTCTCCCGATATAAGTGATGCCTTAATGATGCGGATGTGGTTTGAACTCAAGAAGTTTGACTTCGTAGTTATGTAAAAGTTATCTAAATTTATCGTAAATTTGTAAAAATAATTGCTTATGAATCTCATACAAAGAATTAAAGCTGCTATCTTACCTACTCAAGGTTCAGATGCTGGCAACAAATACAATCAATCTTTATTCTCTTATTTCAACGGAATATTCTTTAATATACCTAACAATCCGAGAGCGTATGTAAGGAATGGCTATCAAGGCAACCCTGATGTATTTGCAATTATAAATATGATTGCAAAGAAGGCTGCTTCAGTTCCTTTCTATGTTTACGAGATAGATAACAAAAAGAGTTTTAATAGAACAAAGAACAATCCTATTAACTTACTTAAAAAAGGTTTAACGGAAGTTGAGGGAACGGATTTAAACAGGCTGATTGCAAGACCTAACGAAATGCAAAGCCAACAAGAGTATATCGAATCTTTAGTTTCTTTTTTAGAGATTACAGGTAACGCTTACTCTTATAAGTTTATGCCTGAAGTAGGTAGAAACAAAGGAGTACCTACAAAACTTTATCCTTTACCATCACAATTTACACAAATCATTGGAAGTGGAACTTTTGAGCCAATTAGTGCTTATAAGCTACAAATAGGAAACCAAGAAATAGAGTTTAAAGTAAACGAGGTAAACCATATTAAGTTCTTTAATCCTGATTACAATGTAAGTGGTAACCAATTATATGGAATGAGCCCTTTGATGGCTGCTTGGGAAACTGTTTCAAGTTCAAACGAAGGTACAAGAGCAAAAGCTAAAGCATTTATTAACGGTGGTGCAGCAGGTCTTTTATTTAGTGGGGATAAGGACGCTATGCTTGACGGGGAGCAAATTAGTAAGATTAACCAACAGATTGACACTAAACTTACAGGTGCAGATAACTATAAGAGAATAGTAGCTACCAATGGTATCGTAGATTATAAGCAAATCGGAATGAGTCCAGCAGACCTTGAAATTATTAAATCAATCGGAGCTGATAGAGATACTTTATGTAGAGTATTTGGAGTTGACCCTATCTTAATGGCAACTGATTCAGCTTCTTATAACAATAAGGAAATGGCTTATAAAGGTTTGGTAACAAACACTATTATTCCTATTCTAAATATGATTAGAGGTATGTTTAACGAGGTTGCTTTATACTATTCTTTAAGAGATGGCAAAGAATACTACATAGATTACGATGCACAAGCGTTTCCTGAAATGCAAAAGGATATGGAGAAAATTGTTTCTCAAATGAAAGAATCTTGGTGGATTACTCCTAACGAAAAAAGAGATGCTATGAACTACGATAGAATAGATGAAGCGGATATGGACAGAATTTTAGTTCCTACTAACTTAACTTATCTTGATGAATTAGGTATGGCGGATAAAGCGTTATAATGACACAAGAAGAATTTGACACTAACCTACAAAAGTATTTAGAGACTTACGGCTATCGTTTGTTCTCTAAGGCTTTAAAACAATCTATTCAGCCTATCTTAGATGCTTTAAACCAATCGGAATCGGTTGCGTTTACTAATTCTATTGCTGCAATGCTTTACACAGAAGTGCCTATTGCAACTGCTATGCAAACCTTTTATAATACTGCTTGGAATAAACAGTTAAGAGGTTATGTAAAATGGCTAAAGGCTAATTTACCTGCAAGTGCAACAGTTGGTGTAGGCTTTGAGAATCCAATTATGGAAGCAGCTTTAAGAGATTACTTTAACACAATAGGCGGACAACACATAAAAGATATAAGCGATACAACACTTAGAAGAGTTCAATCAGCATTCCAAACTGCATTAGATAATAACGAAGGCTTTAGAGGCGCAGAGAAAAGATTAATTAACGAAGTAGGAATGTCTAAGACAAGAGCAAGATTAATTGCGCGGACTGAATCGGTAATGGTTACTAACGCTTCTAAGTTTACTCAAAGCGAGTTGATGCCTATTTACATGGAAAAGACTTGGGTACATGACCACCCAAAAATGCCAAGGGATTGGCATGTTACATTAAGCGGTAAGACTATTGACTTAGATAAGAAGTTTAATGCTAATGGTAGAATGATGAAACATCCAGGCGATCCAGCAGGTGGAATAGAAAATAATGCTAATTGCAAATGTACAATGCTTACAAAAGCTAAGTACGATGACGAAAATAATATCATTTATAAATAAATACTAAAAAAGTTAGTATCTTTGTATACATAGTTTGGTGTTTTTGGTTTTAGGGTGGGTGGTAAAACATCCACTCTTTTTTAAACACTACTTAATTAATCGCTTATGAAAAATATAAGTTTCAAAAATTACGACGCTACCATTAAAGACCTTGATGTAGCAACAGGTGTAGTTACAGGTTATTTCTCTCAATTCAATTCTATTGATTTAGATGGGGATGTTATAATGCCAGGAGCATTCACAAAGACAATCGCAGAGAGAGGACCAGATTCATCAAAGCCTGAAATAGCTTATTTATGGCAACACGACACTTATAAGCCTTTAGGAAAGTTAATGGTTTTAAGAGAAGATAACTTCGGTTTATATTTTGAAGCTAAAATGACCGATACAACTTGGGGACAGGATGCTTTGAAACTTTATAGAGATGGTGTAATTACTCAACATTCTATCGGTTATCAAGTAATAAAATCACAAGAGAACACAGATATGGGAGAAGAAATTGATGCAATCTACGAGGTTAAACTTTGGGAAGGTTCAGCAGTTACTTTTGGTGCAAACCCTAATACACCTTTTACTGGCTTTAAATCAGTAGAAGAAAGAGAAGATCGAATAAAAACTTTAGTTAAAGCTATTAAAAATGGTAGCTATACTGATGAAACATTCGGTCTTATTGAATTTGAATTATTAAAACTTATTTCACTTGTTAAATCTGATGAGCCGACTACGGTTACTCCTAAAGAAGACGAGCCGAAAGAGGACAATAAGATACAAGAAATAAAACAATTTAGAAACCTATTAAATCTTTAAAAAGATGGAAGAAATTAAAAATTTAGCAAATGACATCAACGCAAAGTTTGATGCAAATGCAAACGCTTTATTAAGCGTAAAGAATGAAGTATCTACGATGGTAGAAAAAAGTATTGATTCAGTTAAGGCTGAGATCAAAGCAGTAAAAGATGAAATGGATAGACAAGCTGAAGAAGTATCTCGTAAGAGTGCTGCTAAAGTATCTACCAAATCAATCGGTGAGCAAATCGCTGAAAACTTAGATTCTAATATGGCAATCGCTGAAAAAGAATTGAAGTCTTCAGGTGGTTCATTCACTATGAACTTAAAAGCGGTTGGTAATATGTTATTGTCATCTAACTTAACAGGAGATTCAGTAGCTACTTACAACCCTAATCAAGCAATTTTACCTGCTCAAAAATTAAACTTTAGAGATTTAGTTTCTACTGTACAATCAGCAACAGGTACTTTTGTAACTTACAAAGAGAGTGGTTCAGAAGGTGCTATCACTGCACAAACTGAAGGTGCATCTAAAGGTCAAATCGATTACGACTTAACAGAAGTTAAGACTGTAAACGCTTATATCGCTGGTTTTGCAACTTTCTCAAAGCAAATGATGAAGTCATTACCATTTATCGAGCAAACATTAACTCGTATGATGTTAAGAGACTTTTTCAAGGCTGAAAATGCTTCTTTCTACGCTACTGTTTCAGGTGCTGCTACTGGTTCTACAACTCATGCTGCTACTGATGATGTAGAAGAAATTATCCAATTAATCGGAAACCAAAAGAGTGCAAACTTTAACGCTTCATACGCATTAGTTAGTCCAACTCAAATGGCTCGTTTAATTATCTCTACTTACAACAAAGGTTACTATGCAGGTGCAGGTGCTGTTATTCTTAACGGTGCAGGTGGTTTGACTATCTTTGGAACTCCAGTATTCGAGGCATCTTGGGTAACTGATGACAAAGTTTTAATCTTTGATAGAGACTATATCGAAAGAGTTGAAGTTGAAGGATTAAATGTAACTTTCTCTTATGAGAATGGTACAAATTTCGTACAAAATCTCGTAACTGCCAGAATTGAGTGCTATGAGGCAATAAATTTAATGTTGCCTACTGCTGCAATTTATGCCGACCTTGGTAACGCATAACTTATAAACTATTAATTAGTTAAAGCAAAATCGGGTAGGTACTTAATTGTATCTACCCTTTTTTAATGCTAAAAATCTTAGTATCTTTGTAGAATGTATAAATGTACAGTCAATATATCGCATAACGGTAGGAAGTATTATAAAGGTAACTACTACGAGCTTGTTTTAAGCGATAAGATAAGAGAATTTATTAAGGTTGGGTACTTTACTCAAATAGTAGACAAAGGCATTACAAAAGAGTTTAAAGGCAAAATAAAGAAGAAGTGACAAACTTATATCCATACTTAGTCAATAAAAATATTAGTTCTATTGTAATGTTTCCTAATGCTTGGAAGGCAGGGAAGTTATACAATATCTATCCTACAACACTTAATTGGTTTACTGCACAAAGAAGCACACAGGCTTATAGAACGGATGCAAGTAAACTATTAGACCTTAGAGGTGTAAACGAACCTCGTTTAGATTACGAGTATTCAGATTGTCCAGAATTGTTTATGGAAAAGTATTCTATAAACTATTTTACTTATTCTAATGACTTTGATTTTTGGACAACTTCAGGTGGTGGTTCTTACACTAATAATGCAGGTGCTGGTCCTGATGGTATAGCCGATAGTGCTGCTTTGTTTGATAATAAAGTAGCTTTACAAGGAATAGATTTTCCTGGCGGCTATACAACTCTTTCAATTTGGGCAAAGTCTGCAGTAAACCCTACTTGTTCAATGAATTTATTTATAGGTGGAGACCAACAATTCTTTACCGTAACTGATGAATGGCAATTATATAGTTTTACAATTAATACAGGCGATACTCCAAGCAATTGTGGTTTTGGAATTGTAGATACGGCTTATGTATGGAATCCACAATTAGAAGAAAGCGAATATGCTACTTCTTCTATTTACTCTGGAGAAAATCAAGGTTTTAGAGAGCAAGATATTATCTATAAAGATATAACTACAAAAAACTATTATTTAACCTACTTTGATATTCGTTTAACAGGTGGTGCAACCATTACTAATATATTTGAATGTATTGGTTCAATGAACGATAATAGCTTCGATAAATATATAACCTTAGGCACTTCTAAAACTAACCAATTAATCGTAAATTTGTATAATAATCCAAACAACCAAGTTATTGATTTAGGTACTTACGAAGATGGTATACATAAGGTAGCTATTAAGTGGGATAAAGATAGTGTTAAGGTGTTTGTGGATGGTTTATTAGAAGCTGATGTTTCTAATACTGCTAATTTACCAACAAACCAAACAGATAGAATAGATTTAGGCACAATAGCTGGTAATTATTACCCAGTAAGAGATAGAATAAGAGGTTTCATATATATGGGTGCTAATACCGATATATTGCCTACTGATGAAGAATTAATACAATTAACACAATTAGGACCTTTGCCAGACTTTATGATAAGTGAAGTAGGGGAATTTATGGTAACACAAGAAGATAACAATATTATAACAGAATAAAGATATGGCGAATATTAAATTTACAGAGTTTCCTTCAGCAGCTACGGTTGGTGCAATGGATATTATACCAATCGTTCAAGATGGAGCAAACAAGAAAGCTACTGCTGCAGTATTTCAAACTTATATTGGTTCTTTATTTGTAGGATTAACAGGTACACAAACTATCACAGGTTCTAAGACTTTTAGTTCTCCTATAATATCTTCTGTTGTAACTGGTAGTGCGCCTTTTACTGTTGCTTCTACTACAAAAGTAACTAACTTAAACGCTGATTTATTAGATGGTTTATCTTCTGCTGCATTTCAAACAGTATTAACAAATCCAGTTACAGGCACAGGAACTACTAATTACTTACCAAAGTTTACAGGAGCAAGTGCTTTAGGGGATTCTTTAGTTTACGATAATGGTACAAGCGTAGGTATAGGAACTGCAACTCCTTTTGGTGGTGCAAAATTACAAATTAAAACATCAACTGATATAAATATAGCGTTTCAAAATGGAACTTTAGATGCAACAGGTGTTAAAATTAATGCTTATAATGACGCTGCTTCTTTAAATATACCGTTAGAAGTAAATGGTTCAGTTTTATATTTTAAAACAGGCGAAACCGAAAGAATGCGTATTGCTTCAAGTGGAAATTTACTTTTGAACACAAGCACAGATTCGGGCTACAAGTTAGATGTAAATGGTACTGCAATTGTAAGAGGCGGTCTTTTATCAATTGCAGCAGGGGATATTTATATTCAAGAGGGTGGAAGGGGAATATTAAGTCCAGATGCAAATAGATTACTTGTTATACAAAATGGGCTTTTGGGTGTTAATGGTGCAGCAACTTTTTCTTCTTCGGTAACGGCTTTAGGAAATGCTTATTTTGGAACATTTAACAATAGTAATAAATATTATTTTGAGCCTTTTACAAATCTTGCGGGTGGTGCTAATAACGCTTATTTAGTAAGTAGTAAAGATGATAATAACGAAAGAAGTGGTTTTGTATTTCAAGCAAAAAATTCAAATGGTGTTGAATATAATGCAGTTATTTTTGAAGGTCATAATTCTACTTCTACAAGCACACCTTTAACTATTGAGGCAACAGGTGCAGCAACTTTTAGTGGTTCAGTAGCAATAGGCAATCCAGTTGCAGCAGCAGTAGCGGTAGCAAGTACACACAAAGTAACAATAGTTATAGGTGGTGTTACTTATTATTTATTAGCTACTAATGTTTAATTTATATCTTTGAATTATGAACAACGAACAAATATATTCTATCTTGAGTCAAGGACTTAATATAGCAAACACAAAAGGATGCTTTAATTTAGATGAATCGGCAACGATTGCACAAGCATTATTTCAATTAAAAGAAG